CACGCAGACGGGACCGAACATCACGCCGATCAATGCGATCATCTCGAACACGGGAACGGTGGGCGATATCAACGGCGGGACAAATACCTGGTGGCAGTCGACGCAGACCACATCCGGTTCCTTCGCCGCTCGTGGATTGTCCGACCTTCGTACCGCGTGGGACACTGTGTCGGTCAAAATGCCGGCCGGTGGACCCGATCTGATTCTCTCCGATCAGACGAGCTACGAAGCCTACGAGGCGACGTTGGTTCCGACGGTTCGGTATTCCGATGTGAGCATGGGTGACCTTGGATTCTCGAACCTGAAATACAAGGAAGCCGTGTGGACCTGGGACCCGAACGCGACGAGCGGAAATATCTACCTCTTGAACTCGAAAGCAATCGAGCTAGTCCAGCACCAAGCGAGGTTATTTACCATGTCCGACTGGGTGAAACCGGCAAACCAGGATCTCAAAGTCGCGCAGGTGTTCTGGGCTGGAGAACTGACAACCAACAATCGTCGGAAGCTGGGTCTTCTTACGTCCGTCACTGCTTAAAGGAGGAGTTATGGCCTTTTCAACTTCTGTGACCGGCGCCCGGTATATGGGCCCGGGAAGCATGCAGATCGTAGGTACGTGGACCGGAAACGCCGGTGATGCAGCGGGACTTATGACTGTCAGCGGTAGCGTTAATGCGGTGATATTCCAGAAGTTTGATGCGCTGGATAACACGTATCAAACTCTTCCTCGCGTTGAGACATCCTTCAACACGGGTACGAATCTCACCACGATCACCGTTGAAAATCAGGACAACGTTTCATCCGGTCGATTCATCATCGATAAAACCGGACTGTAGAGCAGCAATTTGGATGACGGCACCGCTGAACATCGCGGGAGCATTCCGCAGGGGTCGGAGACGTGCCGGATGGCATCGCATCCAATGTTAAGGGGTAAAGGTAGGTAAGGAATTATGCTTTTTAAACAAGCGGCTCAAGGTGACGAAAGAATTTTCGCAACCTACAAAAATGTGGAAGCGTCCTCGCTCACAACGGGGTACCTCGTGGCGCTGGCGGCAGCTGCGGCGTCGTTCAACGGAACGAATGCGTGTCTTGCGGGAACCGGTGCGACTGGTCGGCAGATCAACTTCATCGGCGTTGCTGCGTCCGATATTGCCCCGAATGCCTACGGCTTGGTGCAGCAGTATGGTCTTTGCGCCAGCGTGTTTCTGTCGAACGTCGGAAGCTCGGTAACGATCACCTTGGGCGATGCCTGTGTTCCGGGTGCTCTTGCCGGTGGTGCGTTCTGTGCGGTTCCAACTTGGCTCAACGCTGGATTCGCGGCGATCATTGCGGTGTCCTTCCAAGGGAGCCTTGGTGCGCTCTCGACAGCGGGATACATGAGCGGCTTCATGAAGCATGGGCTGTAAAGAAAAATTGGAAAAGTTCCTGGATCGGCATTTTGGGGCGATGAGCCCCAACTTGCCGACCAGGATTCTTTTCTGTCGAAATTGTTCACGGGTTCGTTCATTGAACCAACTTGCAAAAGGGGTGTGTCACGGTCATCAACTGACCCTGGCACGAAATACATTATGGAATTGCCTGAAAACAATGATCCCAATGTAAAGCGGGTGTTGGTTGGTATCCCGTTAAAGGGACACACGCCGCCACAGTCGTATCACGATCGGCTTCTCATGGCCTATTACATGGGATCAAAAGAAATGAGTGACAGCATAGCCAAGGTTTCGCCACGGTACGAGTTTGTGTGGGCGAATACGGGCGAGATCTTCGTTCCGTTCGCGCGAGAGATGTTGGCCGGAAAAGCGCTTGAGTGGAAATGCGACTACTTGTTTTCCGTCGATGACGACATGATGGCCCCCTACGATTTGTTTTATCGGCTTGTGAAACACGATGTAGACATCGTGGCTCCTCTCGCGTTCACAAGAAATCCGCCTCACAATGTTGTGATGTTCTCAACGGTAGAAGGGTTTGATTCCGTTGTCGGCAAGCCCTATTGCATCAACACGACGGTAAAAAACTACCCGAAAGATCGCCTCGTTGAATGTGACGCTGTCGGGTTTGGTTCGTGCCTTATCAAAACAGAAGTGTTCAAAAAAATGTCGCAGCCCTGGTTCATGGGATCAATCGGGACAGGCGAGGATATTCACTTTTGCTTGGCGGCTAAGAAACTGGGATTCCGTGTGTTTATGGATACGTCGACCAAGCTTGGCCATTTGTCGAATCCGATCATTGTTACCGAAGAGTATTCCGAAAACTTTAACAAGTTGTCACAGGAAGAAAAGGATCGGCTGTATGGCAAGTACAAAAAATACAGTCCCACCGAAACGGCAAAACCGGTGGTGGTGTAATGTCCCTCGCGACCGTCATCATTCCTACGTACAACAATCGGCAATACCTTGAACCGTGCGTTCATTCGCTGATTCTAAACACCGTCGACCAGGGTTTGCTTGACATCCTCATCATCAATAACGGTGACAAGGACTCAGTGCCGGACTACGGTGAGATGTACAAGCTTTCGAACATCAAAGTCATCCATGCTGGTAAAAACCTCGGTTGGGAAGGCGGACTAAAGCTAGGCGTTGAGAACTGCACGACACCATTTGTTGTGTTCATGAATGACGACACTTTCATTCCGGTTTCGAGCAGCATGTGGGCTCATCAGATGATGGGTATGTTCTCTGATCCCAAAGTCGCCGCAGTTGGTCCCTCGTCCAACTGCGTCATGGGAGCGCAGAATATTTTCATAAACACGCCGACGATTCCTAATCTTGAAGTGAACATGCTGATTGGGTTTTGCGTGATGGTTCGTCGAGAAGCGCTTGAAAAAGTTGGCGGAATCGATACGTCTATGCCCTATCACGGAGACGATCTCGATCTGTCGATTCGGTTCCGTGAAGCCGGCTACAAGCTGATCTGCAATAAGCACGTGTTTGTCTATCACCACGGTTTCAAGACAGGTCAGCGCGAATTCGGATCGGATTGGAATTCCGTCGAGATGACGGAGAAAACAAATAACTGGCTGATCCGCAAGCACGGTCTCAAGACGTTCATGAAATACGTTTTCCACCCGATCGTCGAAAGCGAGAAAGTTCACGTTCCGGATACGGAAGGCGATATCTGCCGGAAGTATGCTTCCGGCAAGGTTCTTGAGATGGGTTGCGGCGGAATAAAAACCGTTCCTAATTCCGTTGGCATCGACATCGTTCCTCGTGGCGAATTTATTCCCGGTCTACCAGGAGTGACATCAATCGCCGACATCTGCCTTGATGTGAATGAGCCGCTTCCTGTCGAACCGGAATCCTTTGATTGCATTGTTGCTCGACACATCCTTGAACATATCTTGGACCCGATCAACGTTTTGAAGAATTGGGCAAAGGCTTTGAAGGCAGACGGAAAATTGATCATCGCTGTTCCCGATCAAACATTTCAGTCAACAATTCCTCTTAACTTTCAACACGTCCACGCTTACACGCCTGCGAGCTTAAGCAATTTGATGGAAACGCTCGGCTGGCATACGGAAGTAACAGAAGACGGTAAGAACAATATCAGCTTTGTCGGTGTGTTTACAAAAAATGGAATTCAAGCTTGAATCTAAAAGGATTCTTAGAAACGTATCCGTCGATACTTTTCAGTGCGGACGGAGATCATCGCTTCGAAACGTTACGCCTTTTGACGCGTGGGCACTCAAGCGCGCGGCAGGCAAAGCTGCTCCATCACGCAGCGACGTTCCTTGCGGACACGGAGCTTTATTTGGAGATCGGAACGTACACGGGATTTACTCTTTGTTCGGCGGGATTGGAAAGCGCAAAAAAGTTTGTCGGTATCGACAATTTCAGCGAGCAGTTTACGTCTGCGACTAACACTATGCAGGAATTAAAAAATAACGTGCAACGGTATATCCGAAATTACAGATTTGAAAATAAAGATTTCCGCAACGTTCAGATGGAGCGGTTTGACGCGGCAGGGGAACGCATTGGCGTGTTCTATGTCGACGGCAAGCACGACTATGAAAACGTGGTTGATTCCGTGAAATGGGCCGAACCTCACTTTTCCGACGATGCCCTGATTATGTTCGATGATCTGAACGTTGACGGTGTACGCAAGGGTGTTGATCGCGTGCTAGAAGATTCTCAATATGAGGAGATATTCCGAGCACGGTCGTTCTTCGATTCTGGTCCGAGTCGTGGAATGATGACCGATCCGTACATTCACAACGGTTTTAGTCTCGTGACTTATAGGGGGAAAGATGGACTTCAGTAAACCGCGTGTAGCGATCTACTACTACGTGCTCGATAAAACCGGCCGGCGCAACGACGGTCCACCGCTTTTTATCAACTACAACCTACGGAAAATTCTGGATGGAGCTCCGACCATGGAGCGACAGGACGGCAACGTTCTCAGGCTTTGGCCGACCAATCGACCAGAAGACTACGGAAAGTTTGATTTGCACGTGTGGGTTGATTTCGGTGAGGACGCGCTTGGTGTTCCGCTTGACTGGTATCCCCCCTCTCCCAATTGCTACTGGGTTTCGGACGCGCACATCAATGAGAAGGCTTACAAATACCGAATGGAGACAGCAAAGAAGTTCGACACCGTGTTCGTGGCTCAGAAGGAATTCATTGAGTCTTTTGTTCGCGACGGCGTTCCGCGAGAGAAGATCCATTACATGCCGCACGCTTTCGAACCGGACTGCTACAAGCCTTACGAGATCATCAACAAGTGGGATTGGTGTTTTATCGGGCATCCGAACTCTGAACATCGTATCGATCTCTTGGACCGTCTCTGCAAGGAATTTCCGAACTGGTATGTGGGATGGCGAAACGCGGCGGTCCCTGGTTACAACGCTTTGGACGATATTGCGCACAAGATGTCTCAGACGAAAGTCGGCGTCAACTACTCTGTGAACAAGGATCTGAACATGCGCGTGTTCGAAACGCTCGGAACGCGGACGTGCCTGTTAACGGACGACATTCCGGACATTCACGATCACTTCCAGGATATGAATCATTTGGTCCTGTTTAACTCCGTCGATGACGCTGTCGCCAAAATGAAGATGCTCCTTTCCGACGACAACGTTCGCCAGACAATTGCCATGAACGGATATCAGGAAGCGTTAGCAAAACACACATATCACCATCGCGTTCTGCAGATTTTGAAGACGTGCATCAATTACGAACCACAAGGGGTACTTACCAATGCTCATTAGACTTTGCGGACATCACATCGATAATCCCAACCACATCGACAAACTGATTTGCATCAAAGGTTTGCCGGACGAATGGTTCTTCAGAAACGGCAAGTACGGACGAGAGTTGATTCGCCCGTGGCAACCAGACGTTGAAGAAAACATCCCGAAAGACATCCGCCATCTTTGCGATCCGATCGAATTCGTCCAGGTGTTTCCCCCTATCGAGAAAGGCCGTGAGTCAGTCGTTGACAAGGTTGTGGCGATTGGACTCCGCTTTGACTATTTGACAGAAGCCGGTATGACGATGTGGGACAAGATTGAACGGTATCTTGAACGAACCGTTCCTCGCGATCAGATGGTCCCAAAACCAGTTCTCGTCGCTCCGAACCAGAAGTCGCTTTTTGATCCGCATGAAGCGCGTCGATCGTCTCGCGGATCACTTGAACTTAGGAAAGCGGAGATTCCGGTTATTGATCTCCGTCCACAAGAACCTGCAGTTCCCGTGGTTGTGCCTACAATTCAGGTTCAGCCGCCCGTGCAGACGACAACTGCAGCGCCAGCAGCGACCTCAACGTTTACGCGGGTCGATCCGACAATGGTTCGTTGCGAGCCGTGCGGTAAAGATTTCAACGAAAGGGGACTTAGGATGCACAACATGAAGAAACATCCTGAGAAAAAACCTGAAGCAGTAGGAGTCTGATATGTATATCGATCGTTGCGGGTTTCAGCGTTTGACAGCGTCCGGAGTCGTAAGCGATTCCGGGAAGCCGATTCTGATTGCCGGTTACGCGATTGAATCGGGAGGGACTGCCGCCAAACCTTATTTCATGAACGGTACGGTGCAGACCGCAGCGGTTGCATTTCAACCAGGGCCGATAACGGCGAGCAACGGGAATGTGCAAAGTTTGCCTCTTCCCGTCATGCTTCCGTCCGGATGCTATGTCAGCTTTGATGGAAACACGACAGCCGTGACCGTGTTTTACGTTCTCCAAAGCACGACGACTTAAGGGGTAAAGGTTGGTCATGTCTCATGGCGAATCTTACATTCAGCGATTTGCAGTCCGAGGTATACGCTCACACCGGTCTTGACTCAACCGATAGCGCCGTTCAGACCAATGTCGCTCGCTGGCTCAATTACGTCCAGCAGGATATTTGCGCCCGTTGGCCGTGGCCGTTCATGCAAGGTCGCGAAAGCATCGTTACAACTCCAGACTATGCGACAGGAACCGTTTCGGTAAGCAACGGATCAACAACCGTTACCGGAACGGGAACAGTGTTTTCCGGGTCCGGAGCTCTCGGTAACACGACGCCATATTTCATTCAGTTCTCCGGTTCCAATGACTGGTACGGAATCGCTTCGTTCAACTCGACAACGTCATTGACCATGGACACTGCGTATCAAGGTACGAGCCTGGTCAACTCAAGTTACATCCTTCGTCGCATGTATTATCCGCTTTCGCAAGGTTGCGACAGAATCATTGACGCACGAAACTGGGCAACTCCGCTAAAAATAATCCAGGTTGATCCGCGAACAATCGATGATCTAAGACCCAATCCTCAATCAACCAATTCCTCTTACGGTTATATGACGTGGAGCGTCGATTCGAACGGAAGCATAAACATTTCGCCGTATCCTTTTCCGTCTGATGCCAGGTTGTTCGAAGTGCGAACGCTACGAAAGCCGTCCGATGGGTTCGTGAGCATCCCAAACAAATACGCTCATGTCATCGCGTGGGGCGGTATTTCTGTCGGGTTTGCATTCTTGCGTAAGTTCGATATGGCCGAAGCATGGAGCAACAAACTGGAGCAGCGCGTTGCTCAGATGCGAACTGAGTACCGTATGTCTGAGGACAATCAGATCATTATGCGATCCATTGACTCGGTTCAGCGTGCCAAGTGGATTCAAATGCCAGAACAGTATCCCGTAATTACGAGCGGATAAATGCCAGTTAAAGGACCATTCGGTTATTCCGGCGGACTGAACACAAAGTCCCTTGCCTACACATTAGGCAAGGATCAGATGTCTGCGTCTCAGAATGTCCAGGTTATCGGCGGAACGCTGAGGAAACGAAAAGGTTCTGTTGCGATCAACGCGACGGCGCTGGCATCGGGTGGCGTCATTCATGGGCTTGCCGACTGGCAGACCGCTGCCGGCCAGCGCTATCTGGTTGCAACCGCAGGAACAAAGATCGCGCAGATGGCGGATTTAGGCGGTACGTTCACGGATATAACCGGATCGGTAACGATTACAGCGGGGCAGAACAACCAATCGAACTGGGCATCGCTTAACAACATTCTAGTGCGGTGTGGTGGCACGACTCCGGATGCGCCGATCAAGTGGACGGGGACTGGCAACGCTGCCGCTCTCGGCGGTTCCCCCCCGACCGGGAACATCTGCACCGTCGTCAACAATTTCATGTTTATTTCTGGAATTGCCGCAACGCCCTCTCGGGTATTCTGGTCGAACGTTTCTGATCCGGAAACCTGGGGCGCGTCTAACTTCGTCGACTTTCGTAAAAGCGACGGCGATAAAGTAACAGCGCTTTGTCCTCTTGGGCAAAACCTCGCAATCTTCAAGCGTAGGTCGATTGGAACGTTCTTCACGACTCCGCCATCGTCCAGTGCTTCGGTAACGATCGGTCCGCTTACAACCGCAACCACGTCCTACGGGTGCGTTGGATCAATGGCGGTGGATTCTCTTCCTGACGGATCCATTGTATTTTTAGGAACAAACGCTCATCTCTATCTTTTCGATGGAGCAAACGTCTCGGATATTTCGGATCGAGAGAATTCGCAAAGCGCAATTCAGCCTACACTCGACACGCTGAACGTCGGCCGTCTTCAGTATGCCGTGGTTCGTGTGTATCCGACCAAGAATCAAATCTGGGTCGCTGTATCGACAGGAACCAACACCACAAACGACACGGTGTACGTCTACAACTATCTGCTTGGCGTGTGGGAATCTCCCTACACAGGGATTGCAGCCAACATTCTTTGTACCTCGATTGACACTCGCAACACTGCGTCGCATCCAATCCTCATGCTAACCGGGAATTATTCCGGAACTGTTTATGAGCAAGATCGTGGAAGCGTCAATCCGGAGGACACCAACAATAACATTGACGGA